GTAGAACTTCAACTCTCGGACGGTTCCTTCACCAGCGGCATGTTGCGCGCTGGTCAGTCCCTCACGTCCTTCCGTAACGAGCTTGCGCGTCTTGATCCGCATTATCGAAAGCTGATGTCTTCGGGCATCGGTGTTGTCACGTCGGTGAACAAACTCGACGTTTCCCATCGCACGCTGCTTGGCACGATGCGGGATGTCTCCATTGTTGCAGGCGGTCTGTCGATCCTGTTCAACTCACTGACCGGCTCAGGCTCCGGTCTGGTTGGTCAGATCGTCAAGATCAACGCGGACATGGAGCGCTTGCGCTTTCAGATGGAAGGCATGTCCAATGCCTCTGATCCGATCAAGGAAGCCGCAGACAACGTCAACTATCTGCGCGACATGGCGACAAAGGTTCCGTTCTCGCTGCGTGAACTGTCCACCACATTCGTAAAACTGCGCACCACCGGCATCGACCCTATGAAGGGCGCCATGAATGCGCTGACAGATGGTATCGCGGCCTTTGGCGGCACGGACGAACAGCTGCACCGGGTTACGCTCGGCATCCAGCAAATGTCTGGTAAATCTGTGATTCAGATGGAAGAGATGCGCCAGCAGCTCTCGGAATCCATGCCCAATGCGATGCAGACGATGGCGCGCTCCATGTCCGTATCTGTGCAGGAATTGGTCTCCGCGATCTCCACAGGTATGGTTCAGGCCGGTCCCGCACTGGCAGCCTTCTATGACGAGCTTGACCGCACTTACGGTGGCACAGCGCAGCGCATGATGCAGACCTTCTCCGGTCAGGTCACTCAGTTGAACGCAAACCTGCAGAAGTTGGCCACAGGCGAAGGTCTTTCTACTTTCGTCAATGTGACACTGAAGGATCTTGTCCGTGAATTGAACGCTTTCCTGCGGTCATCTCAGGGCTTCAAGATTGCAGACCAGATCGGAAACACGCTCAGTTCACTGGCGAACAAGATCGGTATTGCGATCCAGATGCTGTATCAATTCCGCGATGGGCTTGCTGCGCTTGGCAAAGCTCTTATTGCTGTTTTGATATTTCGGTCAGTTGCGGCTGGTATTGGTGCTATCTCACTTGCTCTTGCGGCCACCAAAGTAGGAATGGTCGCCTTCTCCGGTCAGATGGCTGTCGCCTCCGCTGCAATGCTGAACGCAACAATCCGGGCCAATAGTGGGGCAGGAGCCTTACTGACAATGACCGCTGCGGCACGCGCAGGTGCGTTATCACTTGGTGCTGTTGGCACATTGCTTACGGCTTTTGCACCGTGGATTGCGGCGATCGGTATTGCTGTTGCAATTGCGGCGGGGCAGTTCGGTCTTTTCAAGAATAAAGTCAAGGATGCCTATGAAGAACTGAGGGAGTTCGGCACAGAAACTCGCGAGCAGGCTAACCTGATCATTCAGGAGCGCGTCGATCAGTTGATGGAACAGCGCAAGCTGATCGAATTGACGGTCAAACGGTTGGAGAGGCAGGCCAAGGCCGCCGGCACGGGCGCAATCGCCGACAGCACCAACAGAAGCCTCGAGACCACAAAAGCAGAACTCGAGGAGCTCAACGCCGAGATTGCCGCAATCGAGGAATTTCGAGCCGATGCGATCAAGCGCGCTGGTAAAAACGAAGACCGTGAAACAACACGTCTGCTCGAAGAGGAGATTTCCGACCGCACGCTAACATCAAAGCGTGCCTATCGTGATGAAATCGTCGCGCTTGAGGAGAAGCACAAAGCGGAACTTGCGGCGCGCAGTGAGACAGGCGAGTCCCTTCTGAAGATTAACGAGCGCTACAACGCAGCACTGAACGTCTCCCGTGAGAAAGCAGCTCAGGACGAATTGGACATTCTCGATGAGCTGCGCCGTGAAACAGAAACGGCGCTGAACGCATCAACAGATCCAATTCAGAACCTGGCGGCCCAGTCCCGGCTCGACATTGTTGTGGCGATGATGGAAGCGGCGCGTGCGAAAATGATCGCGCTTCAGAATGCCGCAAATGGAATTGATATCGGCGTTAAAATTGAAAGCCTCGATGATAAGCTGAAGCGCGGCGGTGTAGAGCTGAACAATATCCTGCGCGATGTGAAAAGCCTCGAAGCTGAACTGGGTGGCGCGTCCGGTGCTGTTGCCGAGATGATGTATCGCATCGAGCGGGGCGACTTTGGCTCTCTGGAAGAGGGCACGGATGCGGTGCGCAAGTTGCACAACGAGTTGATGGAAGCCGTAAGCCAGAAAGAAATTCTCGACAAGCTGATGGAAGGTCGCACCGCGATCGAGGCAGACATCGAGCGCACGCGCCAGAGACAGATCGAGCGCCGTATGGAGCTTGAACGCCGTGCGTCCGGTCAGGAGCTGAGCGAGGTCGATAAGATCCAGCAGCGCCTTGATAGCGGCTTCTACCCAGGTCTGGGCCCAGCAAACAGCGTCAACAAGGTCATCAAGGATATTGTCGGAACTCTGAACATTCAGGGTGACACTTTGAACCGTGTTGCGACGGCGATGCGCGAGAACACATTTGGTGAAGCGACCGTAGGACGTATCAACACTGTTGAGACAGCCATTAGAAGCCTGGGCGGGGCATTGGGCATGCTCGGTGGGCACTCGATCTTTGGCGAAGGCAGTGGCGGACTGACGCCGAATTTCGCAGGTATGACCGGCGAGAGCAAACAGTCCATGCAGACCATCATCGGAATGCTGAAGGCAGAAGGTCTGACGGATAAAGTTGCGGCAGCCATGGCGGGTAACTTCAAGGTCGAAAGTAATTTCAACACCAAGGCGCTCGGAGATAAAGGCACGTCCTTTGGTTTGGCGCAATGGCGCGACCCGACACCGGGTAAGGGCCGCTGGACGAACCTGAAGAACTTCTCCGGTAAAATGGGTATGAATGAAGCTGAGCCACTGGCGCAGGTCAAATTTGCTGTGCATGAGTTGCGCACAGAATATGCCTCTTTGCTGGCGCGTATGGACCTCGCTGCCTCACCGGCAGAAGCGGCATCCATGTTCATGAAGGAATACGAGCGTCCGCACAAAGATTACGCCCATGAGGATAAACGTCGCCAGGCGGCGACGAACGCTTATTCGCTGACCAAGGGCACTCCTGCGACCGCACCTGTGCCTTTTGACACGAATATCTCCGCAAACCTGATTGCGCAGGCAGAAGAAGCCACACGGAATTACGTCGAACAGCTTGCCAAAATGAGGACTGTCGATACCGGCCTCACCGAAGGAGAGTTCGCGCAAAGCCGCAACGAGTATCTCGACAAACTGGCAGCCGGAAAGACAGCCGCGACACAGGATACAGAAAATCTGGGCGCGAACTACCGTGAGCTGATCGAGGCGATCGAGACCGGTAAGCTGGGTTCCGAGCGGTCGATTGACGCCGGTATTTACAAAGACTTGCTGGCTGCCGCACAGCAGCTGGACGATGTCGAGCGTGACGCCGCTGGTCGGCGCAAGGCGCGCACCGACAGCACACGCGAAGAACTTGAGCTTGAGAAGCAGCGCACCGACATCAACCGTCAGTTGGCGGAAGCACAGGCGCGCGCTGCAAATCCTGATTACGAAGGTATGACCAATGACATGGTCAAGCTCAATGAGCAGCTTGATCAATATCTGGACAACGTCAGACGCGCTTATGGTGAAGACAGTGCCGCCTATAAGCAGGCACTTGATACTAAAGCCAACATGCTGAAGGATCAGACGCGCCTCGAGGCAGCAGAGCGCACCGCAGATGCCAACCTCGCACGGCGTCAGATCCTCGATACAACAATGACCAAGATGCAGCTTGCGCGCACCGAGATGCAGCGCGAGATGGATATGGTCAATCGCACCGTTCAGATGAAGCGTGCGGCGGGGGAGTCCGAGATTCAGATCACTCGGTTCGTCGAGGAGCAGAAAGCAGCGATCCGGCAGAAATACGAAGCCACACTGAACCCGCTGGCGGGACAGATGCGTGAATGGCGCGACTTGCAGGGTCAGTTGGTTGAGAAATCGACCCAGTGGACAGACAGTCTTGCAAGTGGTGTTACGGGTCTGATTACCGGCACTGGTGATCTGAAGTCCGCTATCGACGGTATGCTGAGTGATGTCGTCAATATGGGCGTGAAGTGGATGTTCTCGTCCTTCGCAGGCGGCAAGACAAGCGATGTCGGCGCGAAGCTCGGCGGTGCCAAGGGCGGTGCCGGCGCTGGTGGAAAAATGCCGTTTCCGATGAAGCACTCAGGCGGTATCGTTGGTGCCTCTTCGGGTCTCAGAACGAAAATGGCATCTCCGATGATCTTCGCCGGCGCACCGCGGTATCACTCAGGTGACATCATTGGTGGAATGGGTCTGGGACCGCGTGAGCGCCCCATTATCGCAATGGAAGGCGAAGGTGTGTTCACCAAGGAGCAGATGTCCGCACTGGCGCCTGTTGGGGCTCTCACAGCGCAGGGCATCCAGATCAGCGCACCGATCAGTGTTGCGGGATCAGCCGGAACAAACGAGCAGAACGAGGATCTGGCCAAGCGCATGGCGATCCATTTCGAACAGTCGATGAAAAGCACCGTGGCAAGCGAAATTCGCAGCGCAATGCGCCCCGGCAACGTCCTGAACCGGAGATAAGAGATGGCACTTGCGACCTTCAATCCTTCGATCCGTCCCTCACCGGGCGGGTCGCGCAGTCCAGAGGTGAACCTGATCACATCCGGCTTTGGCGATGGTTACAGCTTGGACATGCCAAATGGCCTGAACCACATTCGTGCCGTCGTTTCTCTGAAGTGGGACGCGCTGACCGAGGTTCAAATTCAAGAGCTGCGCCAGTTCTTCGAAGATCAGGGCGGCTACAAGGTTTTCCTGTATCAACCATACAGCTACCCCGCGCCTTTGAAATGGACGTGCAAGGAGTGGTCTGACAGTGGCACGGCGCCTTTCAGCTTCACGGCAAAGCTGCGGCAGAGCTTCAACCTGCAGGTTTGATGCCCCTTGCTTATAAGTAACAAGTGACTTATTATCCGTGACATCCAGAGGGTGCCATGCCAGATATTAATTCCGAAATTCAGAAGCTCGATCCGAGCGCGCTGATCCAGCTGTTCCAGCTCGACTGCACGTCAGTTGGTGGACCTGTTTTGCATTTTTCAATGTCAGCAGAGGTTGACGGACCAGTCGTCTTTGGCGGCACGTCCTACACGGCCATCGACATCTCTTTCGAGGGCATGGAGACGACCGGCGTTGGGGCATTGCCGCAGCCCAGTTTGATCTTGGCAAACACCGACGGTTTGATCCAGGCGGCGGTAAACACCTATGGCGATCTGAACGGTTGCGAGCTGACCCGTGTGCGCACCTTCGCGCGCTTTCTGGATGGGGCGCCCGAGGCAGATGACACGTCCTTCATTGGGCCGGATATTTTCAAGATCGAGCGCAAGTCAGCCGATCTTCCCGAGAGCATCACCTGGGAGCTTTCCGCGGCGATTGATCAGGAAGGCGTTATGCTTCCGGGTCGCGCCGCCGTGCGCAACACCTGTCTGTTTCAATACCGTGCCTATAACGGCGTTGATTTTGACTACACCAATGCCGAGTGCCCTTACACAGGGGGCACTTTCTGGGATGAGTTCAATCAACTGACCACTGACAAGTCGAAAGACCGTCCGGCACGTAACAAGACCTGCTGCACAAATCGCTTCGGCGTAGGTGCGCGTCTTCCGTTTGGCGGCTTTCCAGGCATGGGACGGTCAATATGATGAACCTCAAAGAAGCCTT